GTTCTTCGTTCGTTCGTCTTATGCTCGCTTGGGGTGGTGGGCTGGTCACTCCGAGTGATGTGTTACGATCTCGTTACAGGTTTTGTCCAGAGGATTGCCAAACGAGCCGAGGCGTGATTTAATGGTATTAGAAACGAGGACAGGAAAGGAAAGGCACGATGGAGAATCCGGCAGACATCCGAGACGTAGGAGGGTTCCTCCTCCCGCAACTGCCAGCAAGCGAGCTGGCTTTCCGAGCCAAGATAGCCGAACTCCGCAACCGAAACAACAAGAAAGGCTGAATACCATGGACCCAATCCTAGTAGCCGAGCGGATCTTCACCGCCATCACCACCCAAGCTCACGCCCTACCGGACAAGGCGGACTTGGCCGAGGATCTCCGCAATCTGGCCGACTGGCTGGAGAAGGACGGGTTCATCCCGTTCGTGGACGCCAGTACGGGGATCGCCCCTCGATGAGGCGAGGAGCGGCGACGGCATACATCCGGGTTCGAGTCCCGGAGCCGCACTATTCAACCCACCCAACAAGAAAGGCTGAATACCATGGAACAGATAACACTGCAAGGTCTGCGAGACCTGGCCGACAACTACGAACTGAAGTTCCAAGACGACTACTCGGGTCGAGGGATGTACGGCAAGGAGTGCATCGGAGTCGTCGGAACCTGGTCGGATATGTACCAGTTCCTGCTGGCGCTGGGCGAGGACGAGGACATCCGGGACTTGTTCGCTCTGGAGGGCGCTCCTCGTTCGGACAACATGGGACTCGATACGGTCTGGTACTGGCCCGGTTTGTCGGCTGACGCGTTCGAGGAGGTGTAGTCTGATGCCTATCACCTACAACATCTCGTGTGACGAATGCCAAGCCGTAGGGATCGAGAACGCCACGACTCGACTGATCGGGGCCAGGGAGCTCCGTCGGCAGGGCTGGCTGGTGCAGATCACCCACGAGGAGGTTCTGTGCCCGACGTGCGTCACCGGGCTGACTCATTATACCCTGGCTGAGGTTCGGGTCACGGGTAACGAGCAGCAGGTCTACGTGGGTTGGCCAGGCAAGCTGCGCTACGTGATGACGCTCACGACCAAGGTGGACGGCAAGACGTGGGTGGAGGAGAACTACCCGCTGATTCAGATGGTCCACGTGATCGAGGGTGTTGGCGACCGGGAGCGGTACCTGCTGGACCACAGCGACGACGAGGAGGTGTAGTCTGATGTCCTCTAGGCCGTCGTTGAAAGCCACGGTTATGGCTGCTGGGCTGTGGGCAGCGTTTCTGGCGAGCGTGTGGTTCTACCCGATGGCGATTGTGTTTGTCATAGCCGCCGGAGCGGTTCTGATCTTGACGTATGTAACAGCCATGGTGATCACGGAGACGTTCAATGAGCGACGCTGACGAGCGAGGCTGGATGACGGGACTGTGACTGCTGCGTTACGGTCCCGTTACAGCTTTATCTGACATCTTGCCAAACGAGGCAGGATGTGATTTAATGGTATTAGAAACGAGGACAGCCCAGAAAGGCACCCAAAATGAACAGCATCGAGTACACAATCACTCTCACCGACGAAGAGGCCCGGGTACTGGCCGACATTCTCGACATCGTGATCACCGGAGACGGCCGGGAACTCGACCAGGACGACATGACCAAGGTCGAGGACATCGAGTGCAAGCTGGGCGAAGCTGTCGTCGAAGACGACGAATAATCGAAACGGCGCTACCGGCAGACACCCGGGTTCGAGTCCCGGGAGCGCACGATCCCCAACCAACGAAAGGCAATACAATGGCACACCGCATCGAAATCACCCAGAACACCGGAGCTGCGAGCTTCGCCTACTCGGGCAAGATCGGCTCCGCATGGCACCGACTCGGCATCGAAATGCCGGATCTGTCGGACGCCGACACCATCCTGGCTGCCGCTCGGGCCGACTACGATGTTCACAAGGACGAGCTGCTCACACCCGACCCTGCTCGACCCAAGGAGTCGCTGATCGGACGCGACGAGCTGATCCCGACCGGGAAGTACTTCACCTGGCGCGACGCCGTCCAGTACGACGACGACGGGACCCCGACCGGATCCGAGCGGCAGGTCCTGGGCATCGTCGGCAGCGAGTACCAGGTCATCCAGAACCGGGCAGCGGTTGAGTTCGCTCTCGAAATCGCCAACCTGCAGCCGCACGGCGAGCACATCGACTGCGCCGGGGTTCTCGACAACGGTCGTCGGTTCTTCGCCACGATCCCGCTGCCGGACCACGTGATCGACCCCAACGGCATCGCCGACCGTTACGGTCGGAACCTCGTCGTGGTGACTGGTCACGACGCCACTCAATCGCTGGAGGTGGTGAACGGGTTCACCCGGGCCGTCTGCGCCAATACCGTTTCCGCTGCGTTGCGAGCCACCCAGCATCACATCAAGATTCGGCACGTGGCCACCGCCGACACGGTGATCGAAGCCAAGCGCACTCTGGGCCTGGCGCTCACCGCCGATGAGCAGTTCCAGGAGCTGGCTTACAGCATGCTCGACAAGCAGTGTGATTGGGGTTTGGTCGAGCGGGTTTGCCACAAGCTGTGGCCACTCGCCGACGACGCCAACGAGCGGACCAAGACCAACCACGAGGTGAGGCTCCAGAAGATCCACACGATTTGGGAGTCCGACCGAGGTAGCGGCGGCAGCGGCGGCAACCACTACGCTGCTTTCCAGACGCTCACCGAGTACATGGAGCACGAGCAGCACATGGTCGGAGTTCAGGACACCTACAACCGGGCCTACCGGGCAGCGATGAGTCCGGGCTTCAACGGCCGAGTCAGGAAGCTGGCTCGGGCGATGGCGAACAAGTCGCCGGTCGGAGTTCTGGCCAAAAGCTGATAGACTGGAAGTCCCACAGAGCAGGTCCATAGAGCCGTACTCCAATTCTCCCCGGGAGTGCGGCTCTACTGCTATACTGGGAGGCATGGCCCAACAACCTGTTCTTGTGCTCCACACTACCGAAGGGTGGTCGCTGGAGAGCGCTAAGCGTACGCTGAAAGCGAACAACTCGTGGTCCCACTGGGGATGCGATCCCAAAACCCGGGAGTTTGAGACGTTCATCAACCCGGATAGGGACGGAGACGGCGTGCCCGACCGAGGAGCCAGGTCCCTCCGGAACCTGTCCGGTGGGGTCGAGACCAATCACCGCGGCGGAGTGCTGCAGATCGAGATCGTGGGGTTTGCCGACAAGGTAGTTAGGGACCAGTACGACGATGGATGGTGGTGGACCCTGGCTCGGTGGATCGAAGATATTTGCGACTCCTACGGTGTGCCCAAGGTCTTCCCTTACAAGTTCCTTGGGTCCGAGGCGTACGGGTTGCAAGGCAAGGCTCGGTTGACCAATCGGCAATGGCTCGAAGTGTCCGGCATCATCGGACACCAACATGTCCCGGAGAACACCCATTGGGACCCAGGTCCGATGGATCGCCGATTGAAGTCGCTGATTCCAGGAGGTACTAAGGTGGATACGTGGGTCGAGAAGTCGCAACAAGCTCTCATCGATGCCGGTTACCCGATGGAGCCATTCGGGGCGGATGGCGAGTGGGGATCCAAGTCCCATGCTGCGTTGGTGCAGGCTCTCCGGGAACGAGACACCAACGCCGAAAACCTCGTGCAGTGTCTCAACACTTCCACGAAGGCCCAGGAAGCCATCGTGGCGATATCCGAGGCCCTAGCGGAGTGGCGGAAACTCTCCGGATAGGGACGGGAGCGGCTCCCGTGGGGTTTCCTTGCGTTTCGAAGCTCTCTCGGGTGCGAACATAGCTGGGAAGTTGTCCGGAGCCAAGGGAAGCCACGGGAGCGGCAGTGTGGTATGCTGGGGTCATGTCCACGCCCATACTGAAAACCCTGGTAGCCGATCCCACAAGCCGAGTCGAGCTAGACGACTACAAACCCGCCGATCTGACGCCGGATGGGCAGGATGTTTGGGAGATGCTCTCCCAAGCCCCTCCGTACTGGTGGAGTGTGCACGACCTGTTGACTGTCGAACGGTACTGCCAGATGGTTGGACTCGACCGGTCTATGAGACGGCTGCTGGCCACCGCGGAGGAGAACGGCGAGCTCTCAGACATCTCGAAGATCTGGCAGGTCATCAAGTCGGCATCGATCGAGATCAAAGCGTTAGAGTACGCGTTGGGGCTCACTCCTCAAGCCAGAGCAGCTCTTCGGTTGGAGGCCCCACCGGACCAGGGCGAGCGGGAAGCCGTCGAAGACATGCCAGAGACATTCGACCCGAAAGACCTGTAGCTTGTACCCTCCGAGGTATGAGTCGCCGGTCTCTGTGGAGGAGATGCGGCTAGGGGACGGCTCCGAATGTATCCAGTTCATACATCGGCGGTGCAGGATCACCAAGACTTCGATCGCCGGTCGTGCTGGTCAGCGGATCCGACTTAGAGAGTTCCAACAGCGACAAACCTACCGTCTTCTAGCTAGAGATCCGACCACCAAACGGTACCGGCATCGAGCTGGCCTGATTGGGATGGGCAGGAAGAACGGCAAGTCCGCTTGGGCTTCCGGCATCGGGCTGTACTTAGCGGATAAGTCCGACCCGGGAGGGGAGATTTACATTTGTGCTTCGGACCGGACACAGGCAGGGATCATCGGCACGTCCTGTAAGCGGATGGTGCGGATGGATCCGTACTTGTCTCGCCGGTTCCGGATCTACAAGAACGAGCTGATCATACCGTCTACCGATACCTTCATAAAGATCTTGTCCGCTGACGCTGACACCAAAGACGGGTTCGATCCAACGGCGGTGTTGTTCGATGAGGTTCACGCACAGCCGAATGCGGAGCTGTGGGATGCCATGGCGTTGGGACAGGGCGCTCGGATTGAGCCGCTGATGATCGGGATCACTACCGCTGGGAAGCGGTTCGATCGGTACGGCAACGATACGTTGTGCTACCGGCTGTACAACTACGGCAAACAGTTGGCTAAGGGGGAGATCGAGGACCCTACGTTCCTGTTCTCCTGGTGGGAACCGACGCCGAAGGTTGAGTTGAGGAAGATCGGCGGGGGCAAGGTGATCGAGACTGAGCTTCCGATAGATCACCTCGACGAGGAGACTTGGAAGCAGGGTAATCCGGGTTACGAAGATCTGATCTCGAAGCAGGATCTAGAGTCTGTGAGCCGACGGACCGATGCAGCGTCTTTCCAAACGAAACGCTGCAACATGTGGGTGTCTAAGTCGGTTACCGCCATCCCAGACGGGGTGTTTGAAGGGTTGTCGCTTCCGTGGAGTCAGGACGAAGAACTGTTGGTCACTCCAGAGGGGCGAGAGGTGCCGAAAGACCTACTGCGGGACTCGGTGCTGTTCCTAGATGGGTCCTGGTCCGGCGACTCAACAGGCATCATGGGTTGTACCCGGGACGGCTACCTGTTTGTGGTGACTCACCACGAGAAAACCCAGTGGGACGGCCCTAATTGGCGGGTCCCTGTCAACCGGGTTAAAGATGATGTGATGTGGTGTTTCGAGACCGGTAAGGCACGAGGGATTTTGTTGGATCCGTACCGCTGGCAGCAGACTGCTGCCGATCTGGCTGAGGAAGGCATCCCTATCGTCGAATGGCCGACCAACTCCCTACCGAGGATCGTCCCGGCATGGAAGGATTACTATGCGGCGGTCATGGACGGGGAACTTTCTCACGATGGAGACCCGGCTTTGGTTCGTCATCATGATAACCTGGTACTTAAAATCGACCGGCATGGGAGTCGGCCAACGAAAGAACACGCCACTTCAATCAGGCACATCGACCTAGCGATTTGTAGCATCGGTGCTCATGCCAACCGGGAGTTGGAGTTCGAGAAGAAGGTCCAAGCATGGGTACTGTGAGATCTGACGTTGCGGCGCTGGTGCTGGGGTTGGTGCTGACCTGGAGTTCGGTCATGGTTTTGTTGTTAGGGGCGGTAGTGGCTGGGCCGTTGCTGGTGTTGGGTCTGGTTACGATAGTAGTGGCGGTCATTTGGTGAGGTTGGGAACATGCTAGGTCTACTTAGTCGGGGATCGGATGTTGGGGAAGTCGAGCGGCGGTTCGGTTGGGACGATCTCCAACAGCAACTCAAGTATTTGAACACGGTCTATCCGCTCGGGTTGCAGCAGTCCATGTCCGGAGGACCGGAGGAGCTTCCCCCACTCAACTACCAAGCCTTCTCCGAGATCTACCGTAGTAGCGGACCGGTGTTTGCCTGCATCCTAGCTAGGATGTCGCTTTTCTCGGAGGCTCGGTTCCAGTACCAGCAATTCCGGGACGGTAGACCGGCTGAGCTATACGGATCTCAACGGCTGCGACTGTTGGAGAACCCATGGCCGGGAGGCGACACCGGGGAGATGCTGGCCCGGGCTGAACAGGATGTCAGCTTAGCCGGTAACTGGTTTCTGTACCGAGCCGCAACGGACCGGGTTCGGCGACTTCGCCCAGATTGGGTGTCCATCGTATTAGGGTCCCAAAGAGGAGCCAAGGACGTAAGCAAGGCTATCGATGCTGAAGTCATCGCCTACGTCTATGAGCCACCAGGAGAGCAGCGTACGGTCATCATGCCGGAGGAGATGGTGCACTGGTCACCCATCCCCGACCCGGATTACAACTACCGGGGCATGTCGTGGATACCGTCCGCACTGGCAGAGATTACTGCCGACGGCGACGCAAGCCATCACCGAATCAAGTTCTTCCGGAACTCGGCCACCTCCAACTTCGTAGTCACACCCGACAAAGATATGGGGATCGAGCAGTTCCGGGATTTCCGAGCGGACTTCGAAGAGAAGTATGAAGGCTCCCTCAACGCGTTCAAGACCATCTTTATCGGTGGTGGGTCTGACATCCGGGTTCTCGGACTGGACTTCGAGAAGATGGACTTTGGTAACCTCCAAGGAGCTGGGGAGACCCGGATAGCTGCGTCAGCGAACGTACCGCCGATCGTCGCCGGGTTCCGCCAAGGACTCGAAGCAGCGACCTACTCGAACTACGGACAAGCTCGGAGGAAGTTCGGCGACCACTTCGCCCGTCCGCAATGGCGATCGATCTCGAACGCCCTCGCGAAGTTCGTCAGCGTGCCGCTAGGGTCCCGACTTTGGTACGACGACCGGGACATACCGTTCTTGGCGGAGGACGTGGGCGAAGAAGCCGAAGTGCGTTCCAAGGATGCAGCGACAGTGAAACTGCTGATCGATGCTGGGTATAAACCGGACGCGGCAGTGGAGTTCGTGAAAACCGGCAACTTTGCTTCCCTATCGGGCAACCACTCAGGTAGAGTCTCAGTACAACTGAACCCAATCGAAGGGTCGGACGAAGACGACACGGAAGATGAGGAAGACGCCGATCCGGTGCAGGACGAAGAAGACGAAGACGAGGTGTGATACAATGGAGTCCATGGATCTGATCGATCAGCTCACTCGACGGTACAGCGATGGTATCCCCATACGTCACCGATACGCCGGAGAGGCGCAGGTCATCCGACGAGCGGAAAGCAGCGACGACGGCGAAGACCAAGAGCGGGAAGAACGGATAGTGGGCTTGGCGGTCCCCTACTCGGTCCCCACCCGGATCAAGGACATCTTCGACGGTGAGTTCGACGAACAGATGATCCGTGGCGTGTTCGCCGAATCGATCAAACGTGGTGGCCAAGTGTCGATGTTCGAACACGGCACCCACCCGCTTTTAGGGCGGATCCCCATTGGCAGTTTCGAACGGCTCGAAGAGCAAGCCAGAGGGCTCGAATACGACGTGTTGCCACACCGCAACTGGATGGTCGAGCCGATCTTGGATGGCATCCGCAGTGGAGCTATCAGCGGCTCCTCCGTGATGTTCATCCCCAGAGACGTGGAGATCGAAGAGCGAGACGACGACGTTCCGCTTGTCTCGATCCTCCGAGCAGATCTTATAGAGGCCGGTCCGGTGGTCTTCCCGGCTTACCCAACCGCCGAATCTGGTCTCCGAGCAATCGCGTACTTCGACACAGACGGGATGGGCGAGGCCTTGCCCACCATGTCTGCGAACTCCACCAGGGGTGGAGAACCTCCCAAGGGCCAGGTCAGATGGAAGTTCCAGATCCGCAAAGCGAGACTGGGCCTAACTCACGAGGTGAGAAAGTGAATATCAACGAGATTCGAGAGCGGTATCAGGAGACTGTCGCTCTCATGCGCGGCATCCTGGAGCAGTGGGAAACCGCCGAGGAAGACATGCCGGAAGAGGAAGTCGCCAGGTTCGACGAGCTGCAGGCTCTGGCCGACGCCGACCAGGAGACGATCGAGCGGTACGAGACACGAGCTGCTCGGGTCATCGAGCTGGAGCGCACCGGTCGGGTTTCCACAGAATCCGACGGCCAGCACCAGTTCCAGGCACGGACCCAACGGAACCCGTACGACGTCTCGGAGCTGCGGCTCGACACGTCGGTTGCCGACATTCGAGCACACGCCAGGACCGCCATCGAGTCCGACCCGGTGCTTCCCGACGAGCACAAGGAAGCCGCCACCCAGCGGTTGCGGGAAGTGGACGTCCGAGGCGAAGTCGCTGTGTTGATCCTCGCCACCGGTAACCCGGACTACCGGACCGGCTGGGCGAAAGTCATGGCAGGCGCTTCGTGGGCACTGACGGGAGAGGAGCAGCGGGCGCTCGTGCGTGCGCAGTCGCTGACTGGCAACGCTGGTGGTTTCGCTGTGCCGTTCACGCTCGACCCGACGGTGATCCTCACCAACGACGGGACCAACAACCCGTTCAGGCAGATCTCGAACGTGGCCACCATCACGACCGATGAGTGGAACGGCGTCAGCTCTGCCGGGGCTACCGCCAACTGGCGAGCCGAGCTTGTCGAGTCCACCGACGATTCGATCACCCTGGCGCAACCGAACATCCCGGTGCACAAGATGGACATCTTCATCCCCTATTCGATCGAGATCGAGATGGACTGGGCGCAGATGGAGTCCGAGATCCGTCGGGTCATGGTCGACGCCAAGGATCGACTGGAATCGGCAGCATTCGCCACCGGCGACGGTTCGGGCAAGCCGACTGGTATCGTCACGGCTCTCGCCGGAGGCGCTTCGGAGATCAACGAACTCTCCGCAGGCACTTTCACGCTGCCGGATGTGTTCAACCTGCGGCGGAGTCTGCCGCCGAGGTACCGTCCCACCCGGGACGCTCCCTCGTGGGTGGCCAACATCGGCACCTATGATGACATCCGCCAGTTCGATACTGGTGGTGGCGGCGGGTTCTGGACCGACATGATGGACGGCACGCCGGACCGGCTGTTGTCGTACCGGACCTACGAGAGCTCGGAGATGGACGACGCTCCAGACATCGCTGCCGGTAACAACTACATCGCGGTGGTCGGCAACTTCCGAGCCGGTTACTACATCGTGGACCGGATCGGGATGCGGGTGGAGAACATCCCCCACATCTTCGGCGCGAACAACCGGCCGAGTGGTCAGCGTGGCTTGTACGCGATTGCTCGGGTTGGCGCTGACAGCGTTGACGACAACGCTTTCAGGCTGCTCAACATCACGGCTTAGTTCCGGTCGGCGGTAGCGGAGGCTGTTGGGCTGGGACACTCCGCTACCGCTGGGCCAAAACCCCAACGGAAGGAAACCAATCAAATGCCGATGAGCACCGACGACCTGAAGCGGAAGAAAGCCACGGGAGGCACCGAGGAGGCGCCGGGAGGCACCGAGGCGGCTGAACGTACCGGAGAGGCTTCGAAAGCCAAGGAAGGTACCAAGAAAGCCGCACGGAAGCCAACGAAAGCGACGCTGCCAAGCGATGGCCTACTGATTGTCCGGGTGGGGTTCCGGTCGGCCGATCACGGCTTCTACCCTCCGGGTACCGTGGTCCAAGTAGACGATCCGGCAGTGAAAGGGCGAGAGCACCTGTTCGAGTCGCTGGCAACCAGGGTACGAGCCAGGTAGATGGCGGTAGGGGACCCATACGCCTCACTGTCCGCTTTGAAAGCCTACATGGGTTTCACCGGGCAGGCGGAAGACGCTGAGTTGGAGCTTGCGCTCTACACAGCTACGTCTGACATCGAAGAGCACTGCCGCAGGACGTTTTGGGACTCCGGGTCTGTCACGACTCGGGAGTACCAGGTCCATAACCGCAGGCGGGTCCTGGTCGACGATTTCAACACCCTTACCGGGTTGGTTGTGAAAGTCGGGTCGAAGACTGAGGGGTACGACACCACTTGGACCATCAACGAGGACTTCTTCGTCAGTCCGGAGGGCGGCAGGATCCACGGACGGGATTACTCGGTGTGGTGGAGGATTCACCCGAAGGGTCGGGCGCTCACAGTATCGGACGAACCTACGATGGAGGTTTCGGCCCGGTGGGGTTGGGCTGCGGTACCGGTCCCGGTGCAGAAGGCGTGCCGGTTGTGGGCAGCAAGGCTGTTTCGCCGGTCGGACTCACCCGAAGGTGTGATTGGCGGGTACGCCGACGGACCCATCCGGGTCGGGTACATGATGGACCCAGATATAGCTAAGGCGCTCGCTCCGTTTCGTAAACACGTCGATGGGGTACCGATATGACCGAGGTGAGCACCCTATCGATCCTCATGGACGAGCTCGCCGAAGCCGGGTTGCTGGCTGAAGGCCTCGAGAGGGCTTACGCATGGCCAGCCGAGAGGGTGGAACCTCCTTGCCTGGTGGTGCCGTGGCCTGATGAGGTCCAGTACGCGGCTACATATGGTGGTGGGATCGATCGCTGCCGGTTCCCGTTGATATTGGTGCTGGGTCGAGGGGGGACGGCGAAGCAGAACCGGGACAAGGTCGCCCACTGGATGTCCGGTAACCTCCCCAGCGTGATTGAGTCCTACGGCTACACTGGGGAACACGTGGTTACGGTCTCGACTGCAGAGACCGATATAGTGGAGATCGCTGGGGTGGCTTACCTCGCGATGCTGTTCGAAACAGATGTAGTTGTCCAAAACTAGGGATGGAACCCATGACTGAGAAGAAGCCAGAAAAGACCGCAACGGCCGGTGCGACGACCAAAGCCCCGGAGTGGGTCGTAGGGTCCACGCGGCACTACGCACAGCAACAAGCCGAAAAGTGGGGTGTCGAGAACGGCCGGTGCCGCTCCGTCGATGATCTCGACGACATCCCGGTCGGTGCGGTGGTTGCTGTGGCGAAGATCCCCGGAGACCGGTCGGCGCTGTGGCTGAACCTGTCGGCGTTCGAGACGAAGGAGTAAAGCCGCGATGGCGAAGAAACATGGTAAGAACACGGTCATTACTGTAGATGCTACCGACCTGTCCGGATTCATCAGCGGTTCGGATTTCAACCGAGCTGGTGATGCCAACGAGACCACGGTGTACGGTGAAGATGACCGAACCTACATCGGCGGTTTGAAGGGCCACACGTTCGATTTCGAGGGGTTCTACGACGACGACGCCACCGGCCCTCCCGACACCCTGATCGACGCGCTCGCTACTTCGGTGGCGGTGGTTCGACAGATCGAGGGGATCGGTACCGGGTTGCCGAATGAAGCGTTCTCGGGGATTCTGACGGCGTACGACGAGTCCGCCCCTGTGGATAACGTCGTCACGTTCTCCGCGTCTGTCCAAGTGTCGGGTGCCATCACCCGATCCGACCAAGCATAGGAGTAGGTCGTGTCCCAGCGCCTAGATAAAGCTGCGTTCCTCGCAGACAAGCAGTTCGAGACTCACACCCACAAGCTGGGGGATTTCGGGACTATCGAGATCCGGTCCCTGTCTCGTGCGGAGATGATGGATCTGCGTAAGCAGTTCGATGGTCCTGAGGAGGAAATCGACGTGCGGCGGGCGGAGCAGTATCTCGTGGCCACGGCTGCGGTAGACCCGGAGTTCGATCCGGACGAGGTGGCGGAGTGGCAGGCGGGTCCTCACGGACATCTCTTGGACGGTCTTGTGGATCGTATCAACGAGGTGTCCGGCTTCGGAGGTGAGGCTGGTAAGGAGGCTACAGTTAGGTTTCCTGACTGATCCGGAGTTCCAGTTCGAGTTCTTCTTGGCGGCGGAGCTGGGTATGACGGTGGCGGAGATGCGAAGGCGGATGTCGACATCGGAGTTCGTCCAGTGGAACCGGTACTACGCCACTAAGTCCCAGCGGGAGGGTTTGCAGCAACTGGTCGCCAACAGGAAGTAGGTTGTAGGGTGGCTCAAGCTATCAAGGTTGAAGGGCTCAGGGAGTTCCGAGGTGCGGTTCGCCGGGTGGATCGCACTTTGGGTCGCCGGATCCGGCTGGTGCTGAACGACGCTGCGCAACTGGTGGTGAATGAGGCAGAACCGGTGGTCCCTTCGTTGGGCGGGACGGCTGCCGGTTCGATCCGCACTGTCTCGACCCAGTCGAAAGCTAGGGTTAGGGCGGGCGGGGCTAAGGCTCCTTACTACCCATGGTTGGATTTCGGAGGTAGGGTTGGGAAGTACCGTCAGGTGCATCGCAATTTCATCGGCGAGGGCAGGTACATATATCCGAAGTACCGACGGCTGAGGGACTCTGGGGTGTTCCAGGAGAAGATGATCTCGGGGCTTAATGAGTTGGGGTCTGAGGCTGGATTGGATATGAGCGGTGGCTAGTAAGTCGCAGGTAACGCTAACGTTCGCTGGGGACGCGGCCAAGCTGAAGAAGGTTTTCGACGACGTTGAGAAGCGGTCGGGGATTTTCGGCAGTAAGATGGGCAAGGTCGGCGCTGCGGCTGCGGTTGGTGTTACGGCTTTGGTCGCTGGGGCGGCAACTGCAGGCAAGAAGCTATTCGAATTAGGGTCGAGTTTCGATGCGGCCAGCGACATGATCGTTGCTGGCACTGGCGCTTCCGGCGATGCGCTCAAGGGGTTGGAGAAGTCGTTCGACAACGTCCTTGTTTCCGGTCCTCATTCGATGGAAAACACCGCCACTGCCATCGCGGATCTGAACACGGCTCTGGGTTTGACCGGCAAACCGCTGGAGAAGCTGTCCAGTCAGTTCCTGGATCTGGGTCGGGTGTCGAAGGAGGAGGTTGGCGGGCAGATCCAAAGTCTTACCCGGGTGTTCGGCGATTGGGGTGTCGCTGTCGAAGACCAGGCGTTGACCATGGACAAGCTTTGGCAGGTCTCGCAATCCACGGGGATTGGGGTTTCCGAGCTCGGGGACCAGTTGGTTAAAACCGGGGCTCCGATGCGGCAGCTCGGGTTCTCGATCGATGAGACTGCGGCTCTCATGGGTAAGTGGAATAAGGAGGGTGTGAACAGCGAGGTAGTCTTCTCGGGTTTGCGCCAGGGGATCTCGAAGATGGCCCGGGCTGGGTTGGATGTCCCCACAGCGTTCCGAGGAGCTGTTGAGGCGATCAAAGGCGCAGAGACCGCTTCGGAGGCCACCACTCTCGCGATCGAGACGTTCGGGTCCAGGGCAGGTCCCGATCTGGCAGCGGCGATCCGGGAGGGCAGGTTCGAGATCGACGATCTTGTTGCCGACATGGCGAACGCCGAAGGGTCGATCGCTAGGACGGCTGACGAGACGGCTTCGTTCGGGGAGAAGTGGCAAGAGTTCAAGAACAAGCTCAGTGTGGCTTTCAAACCTGCTGCCATCGCTGTTTTTGACGCCATGGGGAAGGCTTTGGACTACATCGGGCCGATCCTCACGGACAAGGTGGTCCCAGCGGTTCAGAGCTTCTTCTCTACGCTGCAGAATGGGGAGAGCACAGCGGGAGGGGCGATCCAGAAGATCGGCGACACGGCTCGGGAGTGGTTCCCTAAGATTGTCGAGTTCGGCCGTAAGGTCGTGGATTTCATCCGGCAGGATTTCATCCCTGCAGCGGTTCGGGTGTGGGAGACGATACAAGAGGTTTGGTCCAAGATCGGACCGGATGTGAAGCGGATCTTCGGACAGGTTGTCTCGGTGATCAAGACCGCCACGGACTTGGTGCTGCAGGTCATCCGGACGGTGACCACAATCGTCCGAGCGATCTGGGATCGTTGGGGATCGGAGATAACGGCTTTGGCGAAGGCTGCTTGGACGTTGATCTCCGGGACGATCACCGGAGCTCTGAACATCATCGAGGGGATCTTCCGAACCGTGACGGCTCTCCTCCGGGGCGACTGGTCCGCAGCGTGGGAGGGGATCAAGCAGATCACTAGGGGCGCGACGACGATCATCCGGTCGGTCATATCGACTGCGTTCCAAATCATCCGGACGCTAACCTCCGCAGCGTGGAGCGCGATCAAGAGCACCATCACCAGATCTATCGACCAGGCGAAGGACTTCGTACGTAGGGCGATCAATTCGATTATCTCGTTCTTCCGGGGCATCCCGGGTAGGGTAGCTAGCGCTCTGTCTGGGTTGGCTTCGAAGGTCACTAAGCCGTTCCGGGATGCCTACAACGGAGCGAAGAAGTGGTTGGATAAGATCCCGGGTGTCGGCTCGGTGAAATCGGTGGCGTCTGGTATCAAAAGCCGGATCCCGTTCTTACACTCTGGTGGCGTGTACAAGGCTCCGACTGGGCAGTCTGAGGGGTTGGCGGTTCTGCGTAGTGGGGAGACGGTGGTTACTCCGGAACAGCGGGACAAGGGGATGTTGGGTGGCGGTCCGACGATGATCGTCATCGACTCCGGAGGATCTCAGATGGACGACTTGATTGTGCAGATAATCAGGAAGTCGATTCGGAATCGAGGCGGCACGGTACAAGAGGTGTTGGGCTGATGCCGGTCTTGTTCGACCCGGAGGTGGACATCGAGATCGATGGGTCCTGGGTTTCTGCTAGGGATGTCGGGAACGGTATACGGCAGTCCTCGCCGATAGGGTTGACTTACGGTAGGGCCAACTGGTCGGATCGCACCGAGACAGGTAAGGCCGGTTTCCTGCTGGATAACCGGGATGGGAGGTGGTCGCCGGACAATCCGACGGGTGCTTACGCCGGTAGTTACAAGATGAATCTGCCTGTTAGGGTGGGTTTGCATGCTGCTGATGACGTCCATTTGGCTCCGGTCCCGGGTTCCGGCAACCGGCTTTCCACCCCGGATATCGCTGGTGCTGGTGGCGGTTCCCCGTCGGCTCCGAATGTCGAGTCG